CAACATCAAAATCTAATAGCCCGAGGTCTCCCGGTATACAGAAAGAAGATGTCCCCAATAAAAAAATCATTATCAATAAAAGGATTTGTTTTTTCATGACATAGCTCCTTTACAAAATATCTTTTCCTTTAAAACTTGAAGGGTAATCATTGTTCTTGCCCGATTAAGATCCACTCCAATTATTATCTGTTTTAGAATTAGCCCCTAAAGTACTTACATACCACAGAGCGGTAGCCGCATTGTAGATAAGATTATCTCTAAGCCAGTTCCAATCACTTCCATCGCTCTCTCTATATCCATAACTCATCTGAGTACCAATTCCATACATTGTGTTATTTGCAATAACACATCTAATACAACCCTTAAGTCTTATTCCAGAATATCCTGTAGCACGTCCAATATCTCGTATTATATTTCCAGATATTACAGCATTCGTTAAGTGATACAAATACATTCCATACTTATCTATTTTCTCGAATACATTGTTTGATATTAAATTATTACAGTGGTTATCAGTATCATCTAAGTGCAGATATATAGCTGAAGAACTGGTGTCTCTGATTATATTTCCAGATATTATATTATTCGCAAAGGCGCTAACATTACCTACGTCAATACCTATAGCATCAGCACTATTTCCCGTCCTAACACCTATTATTGAATTACCAGAAATGATATTATCTATGACTTCATACGGAGAATCTGATTGAATAGTAATTCCGGAATCTGATGCATTATAAATATTATTACCTGTGATAGTGCTTCGCACTAAGTTTCTTAAATGCAGCCCTGAATCTCCACATAGCGGAGTGGATGAACCGGCTAAATGAATATTATTATCTGAAATTACATTACCAATAAGAGTTTCGCTTGGTCGCATATTAACTTTAAGCCCTCCACCGATAGCAATATTGTTAGCGATTATACATCTCGCAGCAGTTAAATACATACTATGATCCCAACAATTTGTTAATTTATTCCCTATGAACTCTGAATTTATTATTAAGTTATCACCACCGGCAGAACAAATTCCTTGTATGCAAACTCCAGGATCTGCATTGCTATTTGGCTTAACTATATTAAAATTACATCTGTTATTTTTACTTCCCCTAAACCAGATACCATAATGTTGTCTATCTGTCCCTATTGCTGCATTGTCAGCAAAGTAAGGCCCCCCTTCAATAGTATTATGCTTAATAATTGCCTCGTTTCCAGTTATTAATATACCCCCCTGTTCAGGTTCCTTCAAATGACAATCTTTAATTATAGTAAAATCTCCCGAAGAAAATATAAGCACAGCTCCTCTGGTAGAAAAAATGCCACTTGTAACATAAGTCCCTTCCCCCTCCATAGTTGCACCCGCAATAGTCACATGATCTTTTGTTATACTGATACCATCGACACCTGAAGCAGTCCATTTTATCTCAGCACCTCTCTGAAACTCTAAGGTAACGTCATCTTGCTGGTCTACATCTAAAGTATCACTTACTGCATAATAAGAGCTTCCCCTATTAAATACAATCTTCCCTCCTTTTGGAACGGCATCAAGTGCGGCTTGGATCGCATCTGTATCGTCTGTACTGCCATCTGATTTTGCTCCCCACCATTCGGGATATACAGCTTCTACAAATCCATCTCCAAAGCTTACACTTCCACCCCCACTAAACACCTGATAAAGTCCAGCATCGAAAGGGCCGTTGATGGTAAGGGTTACTCCTGCAGCTATAGATATTATAGCACCTTTCTCAATTATGACATTGATATTAGATGGGATTGTTTCGTCTGTGGAGAAAGTATAAGTGGTAGTTGCCCCACCTGAATTATGCCGGAAAACTAAAGTAGCTGAATCAGTACTGATATTATCAATATAGGCTTTTGCTGATTTGCTGTTTCCGTTTAGCCCTTGGTCGGCTTCGTTGTAATCTGGGTAAGATATGGCGCTGTTTGTCGGGTCAATGGCTTCAATCTTATCGTAAACGGCATTCTGGCTTGGAGCAATCTCGTCTTTCCCATTCCAGGAAGACGAATAGACGGCATCCGAAACAACATCAAAATCTAATAGCCCGAGGTCTCCCGGTATACAGAAAGAAGATGTCCCCAATAAAAAAATCATTATCAATAAAAGGATTTGTTTTTTCATGATAGTGCCGTTTTGTTCACTTATTTATTTAGTTCCACAACAATGGTCCCTGAAGTATGTTCGCCCGCTTTAATCCCGATCCTATACAGAACATCATTGCCCTCATCCGTGAAGGCTTTTTCGCTATCAGAGATAAATGTCCTGATATCACGATGCGCTTCAGTGGTATCAAAACGCCGCTGCAATGTTACGGTAGCCTCCCAACCAGCTTCGCCCGAAATGCTGACATTCAAATAACTCTTTGCATTTACCAAAACATCATTCGTCCACACATCTTCCCCCGAGATTGCGACCTTGTTGGCCGGGGTCGCAAGGGTTTCTGTAAAATCATCCGGGACTGTCCTGTCATAAGTCTGGACCGTGTGTCCTGGAATTACATTTTCAACCTTGTTATCTGTATTTTCGATGCGATAGGCTACATCGCCATCATTTCTGTAAGTTGGCATTTTCCGATCCTTTTTTCTTAACTTTCGTTAACTGCACAGCCTTTTTGTCAACCTTTTCCTTCGAGGGGGCCTGACCGTTCTCTCCCTTAAAAACAGGAAGCCCGAGGGCATCTCGCTTGATACCTCCCGGGCCCCATTTCATTTGATCAAAATTATCCAGATAATGTGAATTAACCGCTATCTGTCCATTGCAAAACAAATTTAATCGAATAGCCATTTGTCATTTCCTCATTATAAATACGAAAAGGATTGTTTAGATCAGTTGTTGGGTTCAAGTTCTACAACCACAACACTATTTGACATTTCGGTTGTAGGAGAAGCCGTCCGCGTAAGCGTAAGATTATAGCTGAACACATCTCCCGCCACGTAGTCATTGGCATCACTGTCGATCACCGCCTGAGTAATGCCGGTATCTCCGGTTACCTTAGTTGTCTTGTTGGTGGCAGCTTCCCCGCTTACATGCGCTATCGCGGGATTTGTGGACAGGCACGTTGTACCATTGATCATTACGTCCAGTGCAAGTGAAAGGTCTTCACTATCGTCCTTACCGCTACCGCCTACAGACAACCAGGCATCGACGACTTGCCCTTCACCTTTTGCCGCACCAATGGGCACGCCGGTTTTGCTTGCCGTTATTTCTCCCGAGACCACTGCCATCAAGGAAGGTTCTGTTACCTCATTAACCTGCTGTGAAAAATTCACGGCAGGATAAGGATGATGTCTCCTTGCCATGATATAACCTCCTTTCCCTTGATAGGCTATGTCACCTTCAAAGAGTAAATACCATCTTCCTGGTAAAGCACCGGTATGCCTTTATTCTGCACGCGCGTTGCAATGCCATCCGGATCCCATTCTTCGTGGGTGTCCACCTTCAGGCCGTAATGCCGGTCCAGATCAAAGGGTGCATTGGCAAATTCCGCAATTTTCTCATCTTCCACCGTAGAGCAGAACATCGTGAACTTATCGGTCGGGATATAATTTTTGTTGACATAAACATAATCTTCCTGGGACTTATAGGAAGTGGACGGCGCCGTGGAGACCGTAATGGTTCCCGCATTAACATCAATGCTGGAAATGGTTTCCCCCTCTTTCGATCTTGCTGACACATCGTAAAAATAGAGGGTATCGCCAACTTCAAAGTCCGTAGGATCGTCCACATAGACAACCGTGGTGGAATCCGCGGTAACTGCCGCCGTCAACCAGGCCTTAAGCTGGTACACTTCGTCGTAAAGCATCATATTCAAGATGCCGAGAAGTGAGCTGAGGACCTCTTTAGGTCTGGCAAAGAGATCTCCGTCCCCAAAGCTTGATTTTGAAAGCAGGTTCTGGATGGTTGGATCGAAGATCATGAGCTTCAAGACATCAGTAGTAAAGAGAGCATAATCGATCTCCCCACCATTTGCCTGCCTCATAGTGTTCTTCGAATCAAAGATATCCTCGACAATATCCCGTGATGCACCAGTATCCCATTTCCTGGAATCCGCAAGAGTCACCACCTGATCGGACGGCACATCATAGTCGATGGTATACTTCAAGCCGTTCTGGACCAGATAAGTAAAGCTTGCCCCGGTCAGCATTTTCCCGAACATCCATTCCTTTCTGCGTTCACAGCGGTTCTTGAGGCTTTGGGTCTCTTTGGCGAGCCGCTTCTTGGCAGAAAGATATTTTGCCGAGGTTCCCGGTTCACGAAGATTATTCAAAAACTCTTCGCCGAAGAAAATCTTTTCTTTCCAGAACGCTGCAAAAGCCGCGCCTTTCCCAACACCCTGTGGCGTGGTAGTGGGAGCGGGAGAACCGGGAGACACGAAGGGCGTCAAACCCCTGTTGCCAATTTGAGTCTCCCATTTAATATTATCGGATTCCCAATTGTCCTGGCCAAACAGATTCATAAGCCGCAAAGAAGGAGGTGTTTTCCACCTCTCGATCAACTTTTGAAGTTTGGACAGTCGGAGATCCGGGTAGTCACTTGCTCGAATAGTCATTTGCTTTTCACCTCCTTCTACTTTAGGTAAATCAGGTTGCCGTCCTCGGTATTACCGAGATCGGTTTTGGCTTCATCATCATAGCCATAAAGTGCACCCTTATAGAGGACAGCATTACCAAAAATCAGGTTGCCCTGTCCCCCCTTAGAGTTCTCTCCCTCGCCGGTATCCACACCACCGGCAAGAATACCTTTGGCTTCCACATGAGGAGCGGCCGTTTTGGACTGGATCCATACACACCCGCCGTTTGCCATGGTAATCGCCGTGGTTACATTATTGGTGACTGTAATTTTGCCAACATGCGAATAGGTGGTCCGGTCAATAGCCGTAATGGCACCCAGATCGATGCAAGAGCCACCGTCAGTATCACTATCCCCTGTCGCCAAATGATCCCCCACTGCGAATTTATACGAATCATTCATGGTCACATATACATAAGCGTTCGCCGCACCATCCTGAGTCAAATACGCAAGCCCGGGATAGGTCGTAAGCCCTGCCGAAAGACCATTATCAGCGCAAACATACGGAACATACATGCCCTTACGACTTGTACTCTCCGTAATAATTCCCATCACAGTTCCGGCCGGAATCACCCCATAGCCAGCGGGGATGGAAACGTCTTTAATGGCAGCGTTTTCAGGCCTACTCTTAAAAAGTGCTCTAAGATCTGATTGTCCTGTCCGGACAACCCCATAAGGCTGAGTTCCATACATTACTTTTCACCTCCTTTCTCTATCTTCTGTCCGCCCAGGGCCAACATGCTGTCGACCCATTCATCATCGTCTTTTTCCTGGTTCTGGGCTTCCAGGTCTTCGATGTTAGTTTCGGTTCCGACCTTGCTTCCGCCAAAACCGGTTCCAAGAACCTTTGTGGTCATACCCTTGCCTTCCCATTGAGCGATCTTTGCCTCAACTGCGGCCTGGAAAGATTCGCCGTCCAGGGCTTTATCCTTTAGGTGATCTTCTATCCTGACCATCTTTTGGATTTCCGGATGCATTCCTTCCGGGATATCACTCGTGCTGAGTGCCTTTACCCAGATGGTTTCCGCATCACGCTCATTGTTGGAGTTTTGCTCCTGTACTGAACGGATATAACTATCCTCTTTGAGTTTCAGGACGATTTCGCCTTGAGACTTCAAATCCCCCTTCAGGGTGGTAATCTGCTCTTGCAGACCCTCCCTTTCAGCCTTAAACTTAGACTGAAGGGCACCTTCCGCCTCGGTCCTTGCCAGGGCCATAAGCTCCTTATAAAGATCGGGGCTCTCTGCCTTAAATTCCGCTAAATTCGGCATTGTGTGCTTCACCTCCTTTTTATTGGCCATTCCTTGGGCCGCGTTCGAATTTTTGTTTGCGGCCACATCATCCACAATGAATTCGATGGCCTCGTCAAACGTCATTACCTCATCCGCCAGGCCAATCCTGACAGCATGTTGGCCCATATACAGGGCCGCCTCAGTTCCCTTCACTTCTGCCACGGACAACCCGCGGTTTCGTGCAGTTATTTCTGCGAAGAGATCATAAATATCTCTCAATTCCTTCATCGCGGATTCATATGCTTCCTTTGAAAGAGGGGAGTGCGGATCGAAATCGACCTTCCTCTCTCCAACAAATAAATTCGTAACGGTGATACCTTCTTTTTTGTTGAACTCACTTTGATCTACGTGCATCATGCGGACTCCGATGGAGCCCACGCCTCCAGTACGAGGTAAAAATATTTTTCTTGCCGGGGATGCCAAAGCATAACCCGCTGAATACGCATGTTCATTTACATATGCATAGAGAGGTTTGGCCTGATTTCCTGCGTAAAATTCATCTACAAGATCAAAAACACCGGCCACGGCACCTCCGGAAGTATCAATGTCCAATAGAATCGCATTAATCTTTGAATCGTTCATGGCTTCGCGGTACTCACTTCGAATCCCGGTATATGATCTCATCCCCGACATGGCGCCTAATCCGGAAGTACGGTGTACCAATGACCCAATAATGGGAATAACCGCTATTTCCACCTGGTTGGTTTTTGCCGGAGGCCTGGCCTTTACCATCTCCGTAGCCTGGACCTCACCCTCATCGAGGCCGATTCGGGGTCCCAAGACCCGCGTAATCACTTCCAGCTTTTGTGGTAAGATCATCAGCGGCGTGTTGTAGATCTGCATTGCAATATGAGGCAAAAAATTGCCTGGCGCTGCCGTTTCAACACGATAAGGAAAACCTTCTTTTTGCTTTGGTTTGTCTTCTGGCATTTTCAAATCCCTTTCCCCCCGGAAAGCAAAAAGCGGCACAGGTGGGCTGCCCATGCCGCTTTTTGCTACTTGCCTTGTTTCTCCGATAGCTAATCTTTGAAACAATCCGGTTTTCAGGAGGAACGTCTTTTATAATATTGGCCTTTAGGCCGTAAAACCCAAGCGCTTTAGCCTTGGGAATAGTCACTGCTGATTTAACCCCTTGCCCTTTTTGGCGGGCTCGGTTTCCGTTGTTTCTTGATGACTTTCCTGATCTACTGCCAATATAGTCGGGGGATACTTCTTATCCTCTGTTGCCTTTTGTAACCTTAGCCTCTTGTATCCCCTGAACCCCATCTTTTTCATCAGTTCTTCATTCGGCATTCCGGCAGTATCGTTCAGGGAACCATGCTTAACTCCCAACAACCCTTTGGCGTGACTTTCCATGTTCTCGATCTCAGAGACAGGGAATATAATGTCGATACACCTCTCGGGTTTTTTCTTTTTGATAGCAAAAATCGGCTTCTGATCTTTATCAAAATCAATCGCCTCTTCGACGTCGAACGTCTCAGGGAAATCAGCTATTTTCGATTTAAGGAAAAAGATATTCCCCCAAAAATCCCACCTTAGCCATCGCTCAAAATATGTCATTTCATCGGAGACCCGATCACTCATGGGCCCCCTCGAAGCCTTAACGCTTGCGAATGTCCCCTTGGATTCACCGGTCGTCACATCTTGAGCTTCGTTAAGACCGGAAGACACCATTTGCATGATATCCGAATCCCCACCACTAATTCTTGGGAGATTTGGGGACTCGATTTTATGTTCCATGTTAGGGCCAAGTACCAATGTGGATCCCGGGGTTTTTTTGGCCCCGATTCCAGTGTTTCGGCGCTGTTCATCGGTTAAACTTAGCCATGCCACCCAACTCTTAGCATCTGTAAATCTCACAATATGAACATAGGACCCTGAAGATTTTTTATGATCAATCTCATATTTTTTTAGATTTTCCCAATATTCCAACCATTGCAAGATGGTTTGCAAATGGGAAGTACTTCTCCTGGTCATCAATCCAAGGTCCCAGGACACGACAAACCGATAAAATCCTCCGACTGATTTAAACGCCTTCTTGCGAGTCCTGCTCGGATTCATCATGCTGGCACTGAAGCCTTTCTGCTGTTTGGCCACGCTATAAAGTTCGGGATATCTTGCAAGATAAATTGACGGGACGTGTTCCTCGATGTCGTTGTCAGTATCGTTGATACAATAAACCAAAGGCATTCGGGTTTTCCGGGGATGGAAAATAATGCCGTGCTCGGGTTCCCCATCGATAACATCCGGATCAATGAAATCAATTTCGATAAACCCATTATCGTGACAGGTAAAGCATAAGGGCAATTCCCCGCTGATAACTGCCCGGGTAAGGAATTTGGGCCAGTAATCAAAAAGGCGGTTGCGGTAATCGGTTTCGATCTCTTCAATCGCCTCATCAATCTTAGGGATATCGGATACCGTGGCAAAACCATTGCCCACCAGACGACCGGTCAGTCCGCGAACGCTGGTGTTTACGTGGGGGTTTGAATGGAATTTGTTCCAGATTTGGGCGTGAAGGATTTCTCTGGCAATAGGGGTTCCTTCCTTGGTGGTGTTAGGGCTCAAAGGAAAACCATCGGAATCCTGGCCTATAGATATTCCGGCACCATATTGCCATGGGGCAGAGAACTGGAATTCCCTGTAATTTTCTTCCGTAATCTCTATGTTTGGAGTAGGAGAAGTTTTAGCCATCACAAACCACAATATGTTGTTGTTTGTGACAGTTTAAAACAACCTATGGCAGGGTCGTCAAGGAAAAAGCGATTGTGAGGGTCAAAAAACGTCAATTACAGGCACTTTTTGTTGGATAGTGGGCCTAAAACGGATTGCATTCGATCAAAAGAGGTGGCATCGGGAATATCGCCTGACAGGATTAATCTCTTAATTTTTCGGCCTTCCCTTGCCAATCGGACCTTATGTGCTCTCTTCAAGAACCTGCTTTTGTGATGCAGTTCCAGGAGCTGGGACCTATTCACCCAATAATTAAAGATATATTTCAGGAGGTCCTTCTGGGGATGGGTCCCGGTCTCGATTTTGGCCTTCGTTTCCCTGTTCATTTTAGTTGACCATTTTCCCCATTCCATATCCAGCCGGGATATGCGCTTTGCTTTGGCCTCCGCATATTTACGATCAATAAGGCTCATATAGCCGCGGATTTCTTGTGTGACTTCAATTTTCATGGCAAAAACTCTCGCTTTCTGAGTGAAATTCCAGTGGGTCTTTGTTTACTTCCTATAATCTCCCAGTAACCCCTCAGCCGGAAAGAAGGTCCCGAAATCAATTTTTCCCTTTCGTTCACGGAAATCAGCTACCGAAAGCTCGCGGCCGGCATACAGTGCCCCGCCGATCATCATCATTGCATCATCTTGGACGCCACCGACTATATGTTTTTCGGGACTTCCGAACCAACCGCTTTTTTTGTTTGCTTCAGGGGGGATATGGCTAAACTCAGACATTTCCTCTTCTAAGATATCGTCATTCTTAGATCCGGGAATTGCCAACAATGGTGCCTTGAATCGGCCAAATTTGACCGAATTGAAGAGCTCTCCAAACATAGCTTTATGCCTGGGATAATTCGCAACCCAAAGATCCAGGCGAATATTCCGGGCTTCACACCACGTTTTCAAATCCCATGCGCCCCATGTTTCGCCTCCAATCATATCTATACCGTCCAGGCTATCGTGAACGAGCTGAAATTGATTTTTAATGCTTTCCAGCATCGAATCTTGAACGTGGGCCAGGTGTAGAAGAATATAGAGATATGCGGAGACCTCACCGTCAATCGTCTTGAAAGGATCGCTTCGGCTTCCGATAAGCCCTTTTGCGATAACCCCCGCAATTGTTCTGGCCGCAGATTTTTTCGTTTCACTGGGATCCGCGCGATCCAATCCCCCGATCAAAACCCAGTTTGTGTCAAAAATATCGCTTAATTTTTCTAAATCATTCGGATAAGGTATTTGAGGTATATGTTGGGCCGTGCTTAATGATAAAACAGAATCTATCGGCCATAGCCTTCGGTTAATTTCATCCACGGTAGTAGTGGAAACCGGCAACCCCTGCTCCTCGAATTCGATCTTCTGTTCGTAACATTTATTTCGTTGCTTGATCATTTCAATGACTGCGTTATGGGTGTTAATCGTTTTGTCTACCCCTAAATAACGCATGGCTTCAATCGATTCCGGGGGAAACATCTTCTCCTCTCCGGACTCCCATAGATTCAGAAAAAACCGCTCAAAATCTCCAAATGGAAACTTAACCCTGAAACCCTGGATCTGGGACGCCGTTGCGTTGGGATTCCAGTAACCCTTCACGTCCCCATTCTTGTTGTAACGATAGGAGAAGAAAAGTGTCGGATCCTCGCCCTTGAGATATGATTTGTATAAATTGTGCAGGATATGATTCTTGGGTGAAACAGTTGAATCAATGGCTCCCATAGCATTTGGAATCCACCTGGTTGATCCGTCAAGCTCCGTAAAAAACGTGCTGTTTTTCATTTTGTAAAGATCAGAAAAGGTATATCCGTTAATGTTGGAAAGAAGTCCTATGTGAGATGAAATTGGTTTAATCTCAGATTGGATGTTGCCATATTTGTCCGTCATTATAATTGATTTTTCTCTAAGGTTTTTTAACCCAATAAGATTTACCAGCTTCGGCGAATGCTTTATGATATTACGCATAATATCGTAATGGACAAATTGGGTCTGCTCTCTTGAATTGGCTCCACAAAGGATCTGCTGCCTGGGAAAGACAATGAATCGCCAAAGCTTAATCAGACAAACATCAAGACTTTTGCCCTCCCCGCGGGGCCAACAAAAAACTATAAGGCGATATTTGAATTGCCCGTTTTCCATCTTGAGTGCTTCTCGAATGATTTCTTTTTGTCCTTCCCACATCGATTTATAAGACTTGTTGGTCTCAGGATGCTTATCTTCAGGTAAATCACCGATAGGGACCCATTTCTTTGCAGTAGAATCAAAAGGCGAAATCTCAATCCAGACATTCTCCTCGGCCCATAGGATAAATCCTTCGGCGCCATCCATGTATTCCGGTTTATATATATATGTGTTATCAGACTCCATCTCGCTCTCCCTGCGCGACCTCATATCCCTGCCCCTCATGAAGTATGTCTTTTATATTTTTGCCGGCAGGCATCGATTTGTTAGTTCCAAATTTCTTATTCCATAAGGCCTCTAATCCTATGTCTTTTAATTCAAGACGAATTTGATTGATTATTTTTGGGATTTCCTGAAATTGAGGGTGCATAGCTTTTGACCCTTGCTTGTTTACGTATGTCATTTCATTGATAGCGTATGTTTCCAATAAAAGCCGGATGAGTATATGGTAAAGCGGGATGAGATGTAGCCCTATCTTATCAAGCTGGATTTGAGATAAAAGGTCACCTATGCCATCCTTGGGGTCTACCCAGTCCCGATAAAGAGAGCTTAAGAAATTATAGATGACTGTGCATTTTCCTTTTGGTTTAAATCTGCAAACATCTTTGAGCGGGCATGCTTCTCCTCGGCAAGCCTGGACCTGTCCAAGGAATCTTAATTGTTTGCCCTTGATAGTCCCAACCTGCGTCCGTATTTTCCCCAATTTAGTATCGCTTAAAGGCAATGTTAATCTCCGATATTAATCTCAAACTTTCTCGGTTTTTCCTTTGGGAACAACCTTTTCTTTCCATGGTTTCGATGTGCAAGCCAAATGTTCCCATTCTTTCCAATCATCAATAATGGCATATACGGCCTTCTTACGCGGGAAGCGTCCTTTTTCCACAATGGCCATGAATCCATGTTCCACGAGTTCCGAAATTGCTTTTCTGTAGGTCGGTTTTGACATACCGTTTGAATCAGAAAACCCGAATTCGATTGCGGAGTCATCACGGTTAATGACCTTTCCCCGGGGATTCTTGATATACCTTGCGGCGCATATTTGCGTGTAAATTTCTCTTGCCGGCAAGGAAAGTGCTTTCCTTGAATAGCTGTAAAGAAATTCATAGTCCAGCGAAACAAATTGTTTCGGATGGAATTTAACCACACTTTTTATATCCAGCCCAGATTTGCCGCCCGCCATAAGACATAATCGACCGTACAATCGCCGTAATAAAGCTGTCCAAGCTTCGTTTCGAAATATGGTTTCACTTATATCGCCGCCTCTATCAATCCGTCCGGAACATCAAAGCGAATAATCTGCCTTGCCATGGTATCGGTTTTGACAAAACCTGAACATCCCTGAGGAAGAGACCCCAGAGCCCCGCACAATCACAAAGGGCCAGGGGTTCATCTGCAACGGTCAATATTCGGTGCTTTTCGGCAAAAGCAGTGCAAATGACCGATCCAAATCTTGGATCAGTGATTTTCCGCCTATGCTGAGACATGGCAAGTTTCATGTCTATCAGGGTCCTTTCTTTCTGATATGTAAGGAGGCAGGGATCCGCGAGAGAAAAAGCTTTAGGGTCAAGCAGCTTTCCGGCATGGATTGCGATTCTCTTTCCAACCAGAGACCTAAAATCTTTTCTTGTTCTCGTTACAACCGATTTCCATCCCCAACTAATCCATAGCGCCCAGGGATTTCTTACTGAGATTGTGTTCACATTTTGCCCTTTTTGTTCATTTTCGATTCGATCTCTTCCCAGGTCCAAAGGCATTTTCCCCTTCTATATTCCGGGGCCCACATTGTCCCGCACCATGATCCGTGCCAGGCGCAACAGTGTTTCGCGCAAAATCTCCGATCCACCTCCTCCTGACCGGGCATGGCGTTAATCCTGAATTGCTGTGCAATGGAAAGCTTTGATTTGCTCATGTTAAATTCATGCCGCCAACAAGGTTTCGCATAGTGCTCTGGCCGTGCGCACGGGCACGGCGTTTCCGATTTGGCGGACACGGTCCGCCTTTGTACCCTTGAATGTATAGCCTCGATCAAATGACATGGCAGCGGCCAGTTCGTGGGGTTGCAGCATCCTGAAACGGATATCCAGATTAAAAATCTCCACGAGGCCGAATCGGTCTTTTGTTACTATTGTGTCCAATGGCTTGTTTATACTTCCTACCTTTGACTTGCCGTTGTATTTGACTAAAAAAGGTTCGCATAAATACAGATGCGCGTTTGTTGTGATTGTGGGCAGGGTTTTGCCAACAGAACGGACATTGCTGCTGCTGTAGAGCATCGCAAGGAAGGGCTCCGCACTTTTGCCCCCGAATTTCTTCAGGCCCGCTGCAATGCGGTTGATGGTCGCATCTGCCAGGGGCCGCTTGCGTGTGAAAATGCTCTTGCCCTTGATATGCCAGTCTATGATATCCCTGGCCGGCACCCAGGGCTTAAGACCGGGGTTGAACAGGGCCGGGTCACCGTTAACGCAATGTGTAATCTCGGGCCAGATAACACGCCGGTTGCCCCGCCGGGCAAGGAGAAAAAACCTGTGCCGTGTCGTAGGGTCACCGTAGTTTGCGGCATTCAAAATCTTCCATTCCACCTTGTAATCCAATGATTCAAGGGCTGTGATAAAAGCCCGAAACGTGGTGCCCCTTTTTGATTTCAGGGGTTGCCCGTTGGCTCCGATAGGTCCCCAGTTGACAAATTCCCTAACGTTTTCCACTAAGATGTTGTCGATATACAGGGCCTCGGCCCATCTCAATATATGCCAGGCCGATGTCCGGCTCTGATCAGAGACGGGACGGCCTCCACGGGCAATGCTGTGATGCGTGCATTCAGGGCTGGCTACGAGGATATCAAGCCTTCCTGAAGGCATGGCCTTCCTGGGGTCCACGTTGTCTAATGATTCGCACATATGCCTGGCTTCAGGATGATTCGCCTTGTGACTCATTATGGCCACGTCCCAGTGATTAATGGCAAGGAGCTTTATGTCACGCCCGAGCGCACGACACGCCTGAATCAATCCGGTGGATGTGCCGCCTGCCCCGCAAAACAGATCAGCCGCATATACGACATTATCTTTCATCACTTCTCCCAAAATGGTTTTCGATATATTCCCTCGCTTAACCATGATACCGAGAATGTCTTAATTGCTTTTCGTTCGATATCATCCAAGGCAGTCTCTACGGCTTCCCGGAGATCATCCTCATCCTCGAATTCATCAATGCTTTTTTCATTATTTTCGTAAATTGTTAGCCGGTACAAGAAATCGATTTCCTTTCTTAGATGTCGAGTTTGGAAAGACAGTTAAGGCAAATACCATTTATCCATATTCGTCATGTCACCAGCGAAATGTCGGAAATTCTCTACCACAAGGGCTGTTACGCGAACGCCCGTCACATCATAAAAATCGTTAAGTGCATGCACTATGCGCTCCTCCATCAGCCTTTTCTTTTCCCTAAGCATTTTAACGCTCATATCTTCATGGTCCATAGATCCCCCGTCTTTCGGTCACACCTAATGCCTACCTATCCCAACTCCATATTCCCTCACTCTTGCCGCAATAATGTGGCGCGGGCACCCCAACCTCTTTGCCGCCTGCGAATATGAAAGCCTTTGGATCCGGAATAAATCGTAAAACAATTCGCCTTCAGTCTCAAAACCATGTTTTAATGCATATTCTGTAAAATCATATTTTTTCTTAAAACCCTTTTTAATCCTATGCTGATTTACCGGAATCCTTTTTTCTTTGGGAGATAAATTCCCAAAATTCACCTCTCCCACCGGGCAGCCCATACATTTCTCAAAAGAATTAACCCGTTCTACACTGTTTGAGGTTTGGATATAGCAACCCACTTCATTAAATAAATTGGCCCTGCGGAACCTCAATCCACATGCGCGCCTGGTAAGAAAGCAGCCTTTAATTTTCAGGCATTCAAAAAGAATAAAAGACTCCCCTTTTATCTTTTTCAGGTCTTTTACCATAATAAATATTTATTAGTTGGCGTCCGTTGCTTGGGATAAACCATGTTGAGTTAAGCAGTGCGGGATTTTCGTCCGCTTGGAGGCGCTTTTGGTAATGGCATCCAGTGGGTTGGCAGAGGCCACATAGCAGGCATCCCAGGAGCATTTATTCTCCACCCTGAATCGCCACCACCCCAATACCCTGTAAATTGTATTCCAGGCCTAAATAATAAAAGATGCCCCCCATCTTTTGGCGCTGTTGTTATTGGTCTCCATTTACATTTGACCAGTTTCATGGTTTTCTCCTATTTACCTAATGGTTGCTGATCTGGTAAAGCGGGCTTGTTAGAAGAAATATATATCCCGCCCACATTTAGTACAGTAAGATTTCTCTAAAATCATTGGCTTTTCACAACCGCAAAGTTTAGCGCTTGAACGGGCTTGTTGGGTGACTCTTTGTGCATACCTACAATTGAGATATGCTGCGAATAGCCTTACGGCGGCCTTTTCCTCGGTCGAGAGTTTAAGCGGACCGCTTGTGCCACACTTAACCGTTATATGCTCAAGAAACTCCCTATAATCTTTGTTAAAGTCCATAAGTCACCTTTTTAGTCATATGAGCTAATAAGAGGTGCACTATCGTAGCAGCCTCCAATAAGATTTATTTCCCCATTAAATTGTGGCTTCCAACATTTCACTACACTACATATTGTGGAAGAAAGCCCTTTTTTCGTGTTCCCAAGCATAAACACCCTTATGTCAAAACTGATAGTGAAAGAATTTTGCACTATAAACGCTCCATAGTGAAAGAATTTTGCACTATAAAACGCTCCATAGTGAAAGAATTTTGCACTATAAACGCACCCCCCTATATACTATATACTATCTACTATTGGCAGTAAGATAACCCATTTCCTCAAGCAACCCCAAAAAACGTCCGAAAAAGTCCTTCCCCACATACCCCACCCCCAGAATAAACCTAAAATAAAAAAATAAATCTTAGACACCCGGTTCCAAGTACGAGCCCGGAACATCCGCGCCCTCACAGAAAAAGTACTAAAAAATAAAAAAAGCACTTCCTCCTTCCAATTATACCTAAAACCAGGTGCCCAGATTCAGGAGGTATGAAAAAGAATGTGAATTATAAGCACATAAAAAGTGCTTAGTCAAGATCTTTCTCTATCTTAACCGAAATTATTTCAGCCCTTAAAAGCTTGCTTTTCTTTGAAAAAAATTGAGGTTAGTACCCGATTCGCTCAAAAGGGTAGGGGGGTGTTTGGGATAGGTCAAGGGGGTGTTATCCTATTGATATTGTTGATATAACTGGTTAATCATCGGTCTTTATAGGCCATAAAGACAGGGTTGATATGGTTGCATTTTTGCTACTCTAACCCAAAGGGTAGCGTTTCTGCTAATGTACGGCCATAATCGGCGCCCGTCACCCCTAACTGTAAAGAAAGTTTACACTACTGTAAAAAAAGTTTACAGTTCGCCCTATTAGCATGATACAGGGTTGATACACTGCATTATGCCCTTTGTTACCATAATTAAGGGTCTTTGATAGGGTTGATACATGCTTTGACATAGATTGATTACGATATTGTAATTAGTGGGATATGTGGTATAGTTAGGATTGATTAATCCTATTCTGAGGTGTAAGATTTCTTTACACTATTGTAAAGTTTTTTTACAGTTTGACCGCTTAGGGTTAATTAGACATAGTATGCATTAAGGTAAGCGAGGCTGGTTAAGTGCATCGGTAATAAATAGGCATGGTTACTGCCGACCGTGATCGGCCCAAAGATCAAAATCTCACTAAAGGACTAAAAGCGGGATATAGGTACATATATAATGTATTGGAGTATTGGAGTATTGAGGTACAGGGAAGGAACAGGGAACAGGACATTAAAAAGCCCTTGCCAAATGAATGACAAAGGCTTTAATGGTGGTGGTTATGTTAGTAGGTGACTATCTCAATATTGAGTACGGTATCAACATGATACGGATCAGCATCACATACACCGTCAATATTGTGTTTAAACATGTTTGCCATTGCATTGCGGCGCATACGGCGCAACCTATTAATTTGAACATCCCGCCTTGCTTGACGCTCTGTGTAATTGACAGGCGGGACATAATCCCCCATATCCGGCATGGGTGACACTGGGACTTGTGGCCGGTCTGGGAGTGGGTCCGGGTCGGTGTTAACTGGTCCCGGATTAGTATCGTACTGCACGGTCCAGGTGTCCGACCGGGTCGCGCCGCTTCCGTTGTAATACCTGCTAACATTGTTTTTGAGGTCAAGTTTAAGGATTTTTTTGTCAATCCTATTATAGATGTATTTGATTGCAGGTTGAGACACATTTAATTCTGTTGCTATTTCTGTTTGTGTTTTGCCGCTTAGGTATCTTTTTGCGATAACTTTCATTTGGCGGGTAGTCCAGATACGGGAACCGTCACTGTTAAACTGGTTAAGCAGATGCTTATAAAGATGGAAGTCTTTAGGAATAGAGACCATAACGGGCAAGTCACTTGTGCCCTTTTCCGTATCACTTAAAGATATAAGATTTTCCCTTTGTTGCCTTACCCTGATTTGTCTTTTTCTGACATACCATTTCAGGGATTTTTCAAAATGCCCTTGCTCTATATACCCGTCTTGCTTTTCCGGATTTTCGAGCAAGTACAGCATACGATTATTAATAATGTCCTCTGCATCAAAGTCATTATTCTGACTCTGGCTTGCCATTGCCGTTTGATACTCTACTAAAAGCCGTTTTTCCATTGTTCCCTCCGTAAGTGCTTTTATAGGTTTCTTGCCTTTTCCCGATATTCCGCTATTATGTCAATAGCTTGTGTTGGTTTCAAGTTTTTGTTTATCAGGTTTAGCAGTAAGTCGATTCTTGCTTGCCTGTTTTCCGCTTTATCCCTTGCCATTTTCAAATCGTGCTCCTCTAATCTTGTCATTTTATTCCCTCCCTTTAAGTGTTGGTTTTTGTTGCGTTTATCCCGTTTTTGGTGGTGCCTTGTCTACTTAACTACTATCACTAATATATAAGGTATGTGCTTGTCAAGCATTATTTTTAATTATTTTTGTTTTTTTTGTGCCTATGGTTATATTTTGTGTGCTGACAGGTGTTATAGATTAGAGGTTGTTGATTTTGATTTTGATTTTTTGGGAGGTGATTTGATGAGACATTATATTAGATCACAGCTCAATCATATTTTTAATCCCCTTCATGTTTATTGTAGGTTAATAAATTTGGGGATGTCTCGTATTAGGGCACGCTTTTTGTGTACTCAATATGAGACACTTCTGTATCGGCGTTTAGCCGGTTATATATCCATTTAGACATATATGCTTATATCATTCTGGACATATCTATATGTTTTTTGTGACATATGGTTATGTCCATGTGGATATAACTCTGTTGTATCTTTTCTGATATATCCGCACTGATTAGGCTTTTGGTGCCTGACAGACTTTGAGTTCTGGCTATTTTCCGCCTGCTCGATCCCTGTCATTACGGGCACTATTAGTCACCTCACGGCATGGCCTGTGCTGTCGTGATGTAGGTAGTTTTGGAGAGGTGAGCTGTATGTAGTGACTGGACTCCTGATCTGAATTGACAGGTAAAGCCAGCCTGGTTCCTTACGGCCATGATCCTGTTTTACTCCTGACCGCCACTTTAGCAGGCTTGGGGCCGGAGTGCGTGTGTTACGGCCTGACTGTTTCATTTATACCAACAATACATGCGACATGATAGCACAGCAGGCACCTGTGCTGGGCGCTGACTGCCCGCTTGGCCTGAAGACCGGATAGGTTAGTATGGCTATAAGTGTAAGTCGGCAGGGATACAGGTCGAAGTATCAACCGGTTATGGCCTGTATTTCGGTAAATCTTAGGCCGGTGGACTTTCAGGGCAGTCTGTAAAGCCCTTGATGCTCCTTTAGCCTGGAGCAAGTAAATAATGGCGGGATCTGCCTGTCCCTAATAGGCAGGGTTCTACCACCTTACGGGGCGTCTGCTTAGGGCGTAAATCTAAGCTCTTTCGGTCCTTGTATTGATCGGGAGCCATAGCAGTTGAAATACTGTGATAAAGTACTTGTTGTAAGGATCGGTTTGCGGAGCGAAGGATCTGCCCGAGAAAATATCGGGAGGTCTTGCCAGCTTGGGCGGGGACTGCCGAGAAAATCCTGGGAATATTTCCTGCGTGTTGATGCTTGCTGACTCTGAACGAGAAAATATCATAGTTGATGGCTGTTACCTGAGAAAATATCGGGACATGAAAGATCCCTCCGAAACTCCCCGACCTGGCTTTTATAGCAGGTCGGTGTTTCACTCTGCCTATGACATTTTGAAGAGCCTGTCTGTATGAAGGGGGTCGTAGGCAGTAATGAAACAAACCGAGAAAACAGTAAAAAACATCCTCCTGAAGACACATGAGCCGACTGCCGGGAAATTCCCGGGGTCGGCTTTCTGTGGTTAAAAAAACGGAGGTATTGCTTATGGAAAACATCTTAATGTTCCTGTTTGGTGCGCCCTGGCTTGTTTTTGCCTGTATAGTGATCGCCATGATGGGAACGGCCTGGAAAATTATTCGATAATCTTACCCCATATCCCCGATAATTTCCTATCGTCACGGGGCAGAGCATATCCGTTCTGCCTCCTGCCGGTGAGAAAATATCACCGAAACCTTAACCTACGGAGGGTATAATATGAACACGGAAAAGATCGAGGTGGAAAAGATCCACCTGGACCCTGACCAGCCAAGAGAAACATATGACGGCTTGGAAGGGCTCGTGGAATCCATGAAGGCCAAGGGGTTTATCCCTGAATTTGCCATTGCGGTACGGCCTCATCCTGAAATTAAGGATGAATTCATGGTTGAAGCAGGACATCGCCGGTCCCTGGCTGCGAAAAAAGCCAGAATCCTGGAAATTGACTGCTTTGTTTCCGCCAACCGGTCCGAGAAAGATCGGTATGAATTCCAGCTCATGGAAAATGAGCATAGGGAAGACCTGCCGACCATGAACCGGGCCAGAGCAATCCAGAAAGGTCTTGACAGGGGAATATCCGAGGGCCGAATGGCGAAAATATTTGGCATCTCCGTTCAAACCTTGAAATCGGACCTGGAGCTGTGCGACCTGGCAGAGGAACTTCACGATTTTGTGGATAACGGGAAAATTCCTAAAGAAGTTGCGAGAAAATTGGCAACATCTTTTGAGAGTCCAAAACAGCAAATCCACGTTTTTAACAATGCGGTAAAAGGTAAGAATACTGCCAGTACCATGCTGGCCGCTATTCAGGCGTACGTAGACAAGCAGAACCAGAACAACATCTTTGCTCAGGCCCAGAAAGAGGCCGGGGAAAATGGCGGTCTGAAGAAGGCACGAAAAGCTTCCGAGAAACTTGAAAAGATCGTGGCTGATTATGAGAAAAATTGGGCCGGCGACCCGAATGTCGTCAATGCCCGCAAGCGGGATGTCGCCCACCTGGAGCAAACTGCGAAAAGCATGACTCGTATAGCTGCGAAATTGCTGGATCAGATCACGGCCTTCAGGGCACAGAAAGAAATAGATGCGCCCAAAAAGGAAGTTGCTGTCGCTTAGCAATGTTGCAATTATTGATATATCTGCGAAACCGGGAAATAATATCGAAAATGTTTCCCGGTCGCCCACAAAAAACCTGTCCTCGTGGGCCTGATGAGCAGGGACGGGAAAATATAGCGGTACCGTTTTCTGGTGAGAGTCCGCTATATGCCAGGGGGAGGCCAAAATTTCCCTTCAGAAAAACCAGCCCAGCCCCGGCCTGGGATACCAACCGGGAAAATAGCCATATGGTAGTATGGCTGGCAGGCAGGGCGGTGCATCCTGTCTGTGCCTTAAAAATCCAGGGCGAACCCCTCGATATGAGGTGGCAGTAGTTCACTGGAATTTTTTGGCTAAGATAGCACCTGGGTAGTAAGTCGGGATTACCGGCCAGTGGCGGTCCCGATACCGAGAAATCACCCACTGGAAAATCATGGCCCTGCCAGTAACGAACCGTGCCATGAGCCCAGCCGGAAATAAGGCAGCCGGCGGGAAGGTATGTCCCGCAGGGATGAGCTGCGGCGGAGAAGCCTGACTCCGTACGAAAAAATACAGGCTTGGCCCCCACATCGCCGGGTGTGTGGGAAGCGACGCTCGTTGGAGAGCTATATAGCCCGGATTTTTTATCACGAAATCTCTGGGAGGAAAATCTTTTGCATTATTATGCATACTCCAAACCTCCCGCCGTAGGAAGGGGAGTTCCGGGAAACCGGACTCCCCTTTTTTTATGGTTACAGGAGGTGCCTCAATATGGAAAAAATCTCCGAGAAATATGTCCGGCGGCAATGTAAGAAATGCCGGAGAAAAACTACCCACCATAAAACCGATAATAACTGCCTGGAATGTCTCCGGTGCGGGAAAATATCGGGAAATCAAATGAAACTATTTGAAAAAGGAGCATTCTCTCATGGATATTTGCCAGAAATGCAAAATTCAACAGCATGAACGGGAAAACATATTATAGTTCAAGAAAATTTTATAAAATAAATAAATTGAAGGGGGTACATGTAATGGAAGAAATTATTAATGGAAAAAGGTATGACACGGAAACAGCGGAGATTGTTGCGTCAAATCGCTATTGGGACGGCTCTAATTTTGAACGACACGGGAGGAATACTTATCTTTACAAAACGGCAAAGGGTAATTTCTTCCTGCATCACACGACCCTTTGGCAGGGAGAGCGGGACAATATCCAAGCCATATCTCCCGAAGAAGCTCGTTGGGAATATGAATCTTTGCCAGAAAAAGATATGGGGTATGAAGAAGCTTTTGGAGAACCACCTGAAGACGCATAAAAAGTTTACTTATAAAAAAGCCTCCTTTTTGGGGGCTTTTTTATGCCTTGCACTTTGCGCACGGGAAATCGTGTGCAAAATGGAGGGTTCAACTTTAGACCATAGAGGAGGGAAAAATCTATGAAAATTGAGAGAAAAGCATTGTTGACGGCCTTGAAAGCCGCCTTAAAGGTCACAACCGGGAAAAATACCTTTCCGATTCTCAGTTGCGTGCTTATTGACGGGCCGGGGCAACAGATTGTTGCAACTGACCTGGAAACCGCCGTGATCCTGCCGCTGGAAATCTCCGACTATACGAGAACCATGTCTACTGAAACGGTCGAGGAAGACTTGCTGGAAGGCCTGAAAGGTCCTCAGCTTAAGCAGCTTGCCGAGGATTATGGCATTACATTGCCGAAGGGGAAACCTACGGTTACAGTTACCCGGGAAACCATCATGACGGCGTGCCAGAATGCGGCTGGAGAAGAAAAAGAATGGCAGGAAAAATTCTGCCTCCATGGTAAAAGCCTGCAGAACATTATTTCCACCATAGAAGATGATACAGTGGAAATTGCTCTGGCCAAGGGAGAAGATGCGGACACGCTATCCTTCATGGACACAGAAAATCCATACGTCCGGATCGGAGAAAATTTCCATAATTTGGCCGCTTTCTCGGTGGATGATTTTCCTGTTGTCGAGAAAGAAAATCTTGATGAAGTTCCGGCCATAAGCGTATGCCGTGAAAACCTGTCGAATGTTGCCATGGCTGCATGTAATGACAAAACAGGTGGGTTTAATTTGAGCATGGCATATTTTGACTGCAAGGAGAATTCCTTGGTGGCCACGGACGGACATCGCCTGCACTGGGTGCCTTTAGAAAAACCGCCAGAAAATGCCATGAGCTTCGGGCTTCCTTTGGGACCCATGAAAATACTGTTGTCGGAATCCAGGAAGGGGGACAGCTTATCCTTCAAGTATGATAATGAAAAAAAGCTTGTCCAGTCCCCCCTTGGTGAAAATGGGGTCCTTCAGACCAGAGTAATGGAAGGTTCTTTCCCGGATTGGCAGGCTGTTGTCAAAAGACAGCCTCAAAAGAATGTAACGGTTGCGAAGGCCGCGATAGAAACGCCCTTGCTGCAAGCACTTTCGATTTCAGGAAGTGATTTTAACGGTGTCAGGATACGGTTCAATGGTGGCATGGATGTGGAATTTACGAACCCCCATAAGGGCGAGTACCAGAAAGTTTCCATTCCCATACAATCCAAGTCCTACAAGGATGATGAAACCTTGATCGGGATTAACGGAAGGTTCCTGCTGGATGCCATGAAACCCATTGAGTCAGAAAACCTGGAGATAGGCTTCACTGATCAAAGTGAGGCGATGTTCTTTAAACACGAAAATTTCAACGCCCTTGTAATGCCGATGAGACTGTAAAATCCATCACCATCATCCGCAAGAACAAGGGCATCCCGAGCCCATGGGGGATAACTACCCTCCGCCCCCATGGGTTTTTTACAAAAACCATACAACAAATATCGGTTTTCCATCTATTGCCACTGTTAGTCTTTTGTTGTGCATATAGGAGGCTTCTTCAGGGTGCCGCTGGGGAAACCCCACCGAAAGGTGACGGACGGACTGACCACACCAAGTCACGAGCACGTCGGAGGGGAAGCATAAAACGAAGGCGTCGGGTCACGCCAATCCTATATGCACAGTAAAGGACTAACAAGCTCAATCCAGCCGACTCTAAAAAGTAGAGCGGCTGATCTCAACGTTGAGAGGCTTAAATGAGTAAATTATGGGAAGTAAAAAGTGCCTGTAAGGAACAAAAAGCTTGACAAAGAATTTTGTAAATTGTTAATATGTGCCTACAGAGAACCGTTAAACGTTCCACGTGGAACCATTAACCATCAACCAAAAAGGAGAGAAACATCATGGAAAAGACTTTTGATTTAGAACTCAAGCGTCCCGCGAAGTCCCAAGGCGGTGACAGATACGAAACCCCTGTCGAGGGAGAAGCAAAACCTTGGGCAATTTATATTCCCCAGTCAGTTTCCAGGAATGGTGGCGGCGACCCGGCCAAAAAGCTCACTATCGTCATTACCACAGGAAATTCCGTGCATGATTCCTAATTGCACCAGCGAAGCGACCAAGAGGGATTAATGGAGGAATTCGGTTATGCATCACCGTCACGACGCCCGGTATCCGTTCCTTTGGGTCCAAACGACCGAAGAGGAACGGATCATCAGGGAAAACCGCACCAAGTTTGGGAATGAGGTTCAATTCTTTTCCTGGGATATCGTTGCTGGATTCCAGGGCCTCATTCAAAATGGGAGTGCGGATAGTTGGGCCTGGCAGCCCTTCACCACAGATAAAAAGAAGATTGTTTCGGATCCCGGGGCGGCCCTTGAAACGGTATCAACTTTGCCTGAAAACTCTATGATCTTCATGAAAGATTTCCATAAATACTTTGAGAAGATCACCATAAGCCGCGCGGCCCTGAACCTGAAAGAAAACCTAAAATTAAACGCAAAGACCATTTGCTTCCTATCGGCGGAGAATAAGATTCCGCCTGAACTGGCCAATGATATTACGATGTACGATTATTCATATCCGGATGAAAAGGCGCTCATGAAGATTGTTGATAAGATGGCGGAGGATAACCAGATACCGGCGCCTAAATCCAAAGAAGCCGACACCATTGTCAATGCCATGCGGGGCCTGACATGGGAGGGGGCGGAGAACGCCCTGGCCCTGTCTCTTGTTATAAATGGAAATTTCGATGTTAAAAATATCCTCAAACAGAAAGCCGCACAGCTTAAGGCTGGGGGAATCCTTGAATTCGGAACTTTCGATGAAAGACTTTCGGATCTCTACGGCTTGGAAGTTATGAAAAAATACATCATGAGAACCATTGGGAATGCTAAAGCCAGGGGAATCTTGATTTACGGGATTCCGGGGACAGGAAAATGTTTGGGTAAAGGGACGCTTATCCTTAAATATAACGGGAGCAGGTGTCTGGTAGAAAACATTCGAGTTGGAGACCTCTTAATGGGGCCTGATTCAAACCCCCGAAAGGTTTTAGAAACCGTCCAAGGTTTTGGGCCTCTTTATAGGGTCACTCCCGTAAAAGGCGCTCCATACATTGTAAATGAACGACATGTATTATCTCTTAAGAAAACGGGGGGGAATCGCATTAGAAATATCCCGATTAAAAAATATTTAACCGGGATATCTCCTCGATGGAAAGGATGGAGAACTGGGGTGGAGTGGGAAAAGAAGGATCTTCTTATCCCACCGTATATTTTAGGAGCTTGGTTAGGGGACGGCGATAGTGATCGAACAGCTTTCACCATAAATAACACCGACCGGGTGATATTGGAAGAAATCACTCAATATGTTCGAGATTCTAATCTCATATTGCAAAAAGATAAAACTGATCACCGCGGTGCAACTCGATATCGAGTGGTCAGTCAAGTCGGAAGGGGGGGGAGGCCAAAAAATCTTTTTCTGGACCATTTGAGGGCTTTAAAGGTGCTTCACAATAAACATATCCCAAGTGTTTACAGAATTAATGACCGTAAAAATCGGTTGGAATTGCTTGCGGGCTTGATTGACACGGATGGCCACCTTAATAATGGCGGATATGAAATCGTCACCAAATTTAAAAAATTATCGAATAATATCCTCTTTTTGGCAAGATCTTTAGGTTTTGCAGCATATGTATCGCAAAAAATAGTCAGGACCAACGGAAAAAGACTTAGATACCATAGGGTATTCATAAGTGGAGACCTCTCTAAACTCCCCGTCCGCATACCAAGACGGAAAGCCAAACCAAGGAAACAAGTTAAAGATGTTTTGAAGACTGGGATTACTGTTCAGCCAATAGGGGAGGGGAAATATTACGGGTTTGAATTAGACGGAGACCATTTATTTCTATTGGGTGATTTCACGGTTACTCATAATAGCCATACGGCCAAGGCTGTGGCCAATGAAATGGGGTGGCCGTGCCTGATATTACGGTTCTCCGCACTGAAAGACAAATATCAAGGCGTGGCCGAAGGTCGCCTGAGGGATGCCTTTAAGACCATTCGGGCCGTAGGAAAATGTGTGGTCTTCATGGATGAAATCGAAGCGATTGCCAGTGGCATTTCATCCGGAGGAGACAATGGGGTAGGGCAGGCCTTATTCAAAGATCTGCTTGTTGAGTTGGAAGACTCTCGAGGGTGCGGGGCATATTGGATCGGAACCTGTAATGCTTTAGAACCCCTCATCCATGAGTCGGGCGGGGCCATACTGAGAAGGTTTAATGGAATTTTTTTCGCCGATATGCCCCTGCCGGATGAAGCCCGGGGGATTGCTGACATATGGAGCAAGAAAGAGGGCGTGAAAATCCCCAATGATTACCCTTTGGATGGGTATAGCGGCGCTGACATTGCCAAATTAGCGGAAACCATGTCCATGATGGAATGTAGCGCTGAAGAGGCCGGCCAATACATCCTGCCTTATGGCAAGGCCCACGCCAATGAACTGGAAGATATCCGCAGGAAGGCCGAAGGCGTCTGTATATGGGCCGGGAAACGGGAAGGTGAAAGCGGTACCGTCATTGCCGAATCCAGCCGGAAAGTGCGAAAGAAAGAGCCACTTAAGGAGATCGAAAATGACACACGATGAATTGGTATCCCGCGCGATCTTATGGTTAAAAAATTATTGCCATTGCAGCGTTATTATTTCAGAGTTGAGCGCCTATACGAGATCATGCGAAATTCCAGATGCTATTGGATGGGTAAATAATCGGGCAATTCTGGTGGAATGCAAAACCTCATTATCCGATTTTTACGCAGAGAAACGAAAAAAGGCGCGTTATCCGGGATACCCAGCGCTGGGCGCATGGCGGTTTTATCTGACAGGGCCGGGGATATTAAAATCTATTCCGGATGGCTGGGGCCTGTATGAGGTCACAAATAGACGGGTTCGGTATGCTATGGGAACCGAATACCGAAACGCGGCTGTCCCACCATTTGAAAGTAGCAGAGAAAGCGAGGTTGCATTGCTTTTGTCTTGCGCACGGAGATTGAAAAAATCGGGAGGATTTACCTATGAAGGACGAAATCAAAAATCTCAAAAAAAGAATCCGAAAATTAACGGCTGAACGTGACCGCTACCTGGACGCACTGTTAATTATATATAATTCAGACGAAATGGACATGGCGGAATACATCAGCCTGGTCGAAGATGTGGCAAAGCAGGCGGTAGAGGGGAAAGGCTAATGCATGAAATAGACGATGAGGTGAAATGGATATGCCCACATTGCAGGGCTGAAAATGTTGACTGGTATACCTGGACAGTAACCCCCGTTTGCGAGAAGTGCTCGACCAAGTTTCAATGGGAAGAATTATTGTCCAAAGATGAATTTGTCAGATTGGAAAAGTTGTTTCAGTCGGACAGTTAAAAGAATGAAAAAGACTTATGCTGACGTGGCGGAATTGGTGAGGGAAAGGTGGGATCGAGTCCAGGTGGTAGCTTTAGCTATCGGGAAGTAGCATAGGGGACTTGCTCACTATTGGAGTTTAGACGCAGCATTGAGGGTAAATGCAGGCTGATTATCTTGCTCTCTGTAACCAAGAGGGTGAAACTCACGATAGAGGTATAGCTGAGTGGGTGTTGGGACAGAAGAAAGGGAAGGAACTTGGTTGCAAGGTAACCGTTGTAGGTTCAAATCCTGCCGTCAGCAATCCGGTTCGGGGCATGGCATTGCTTGTACGGTTTCGTGTGGGCCGAGGACTACATGAGATCGGCCACGCCCTGAGCCATCAAATTAAAGAAATTCGAGAGGTCGTCATGAAAAGAATAGAGATTGAATATTTTGAGGACGGATCAACTAAAGTGGAGGCTTTCGGCTTCGAGGGGGCGTCCTGTATAGAAGCTACCAAGGAAATCGAGGAACGCCATGGAACAGTCCAAACCATAGAGCATAAACCGGAGTTCTATGAAACAGGGGTTCTTTGTGATGCAACAAAGCTCTGTGGATAGAGGAGGATTAAGCCGGACAATTGCATGAGGTCACCATGAAAAAGATATGGCTTATTTTTTTCGTAGTCGCTTTCACCTTGGCGAACTACCATTTCGAGCGGGTGAGAAATCTTAAGAATCTCACCTCCATGCAAAACGATATAGTCATACTTCAAGCCCGCTATATCGAAATTCTGATAGAGCGCCTGAAAACAAAACATGTCCATGAAGTAACCCTGACTGCTTACACCCCAACAGAAGAAGAATGTGACAAAGATCCCCTGATAGCTGCCAGCATGAGAAAGGTTCGACTGGGAACGGTCGCTGTCTCCAGGGACCTGTTTGATCAGGGGTGGGTTTTCGGGCGGAAGGTCCGTATCGAGGGACACGGAATATTTGAGATCAATGACCTTATGAATAAAAGGTTCCGGGCCAGGATAGACGTCTTTATGTGGGACAAAGTTAAAGCAAAGAAGTTCGGAAAGAAGCGGGTGAAGGTTGCTCTTTTGGAATTTTAAAACCAGGCTTGGGATCAGCTTGCTCTGACATACTCCCACGGCTAAAGCACGTGGGCTTTCTTGCTGGATGATCGTAAAATCAAGCAGGTTTTTAAATCGGATTGCTTTAAAGACCTGCTTGACAACTATTACATTATCCAAACAACAGACGGAACGCTTTTCCATGTTGAATATTAAAGCATAAAAAGGAGGAGGAATAACATGTCCCACGTTAGCGACATATCAACAGAGGGGCTTGAATTCGACCTGGACGTTATCAGGGAAATGTGCACGCGCCAGGGATGGGAGTTCATGGAAGGGCAAAAAACCTTTGCATGGTTTGGCCGCTTCATAGGAGATTCCCCCGTTCCAGAGGGATATTCTCCCGAAGATTATGGGAAATGTGACCATGCGATAAGGCTTCCCGGTTGCTCGTATGAGCTGGGCGTTGTCAAAAGCAAGTTCAGGGGAGAAGGCTACCATATTCTTGCCGACTTCTGGTGTGATGGCGGCCTGGATGACGCCCTGGGTAAGCAGGGAGAAAAATTCAAGCAAATCTACTTGCAGACTTCCGACATAATGTGGGCGGAAGAGAAAAACTTTGACTGGGAAGAGGCTCCATCATCCACTGAGACATCCCGAAAGCTGATCGTCTATGTCAATGATGATTTCAGCGGTGGGGATGGTTGGGATTCTGCAAGCTGGTGAGGAGAATAAACATGCAACAAATGAACTTTGAGTACAATAATGACTGGGGGCCCGAGTATCCTGATGGCCCCGAAGCATTAGGGCGCAACGGCTATATGAAATGCCGGGGATTCACATTTATGAGATTCAAACAAGGGCAGGTGATTCGGGTATATCCGAGAACATCAAAGGGCAACGATGGAAAATGTTTTATGGAAGTTCCGATTGAAAAGCTGGATGAATTCATCGAAAAGCTAAATCAAACAAAGGGGGAAAAATAAAGTCATGGATGATGACAACAGCAATGCACAGCAACAGTTTTACGGTAATGGCACCGTCTGGATCACCTCCGTTAGCAGTTGGTCAGGTAAAGACAAGTTGACTGCTGCCGACATAGGGAAAAGACCGGAGGACATCCTGGATATCATTGAGCTGGGAAGAAAGAAGATTGTTCCTGAAGATCAGAGGGTAAAGCTTATGAGGCCGAGCAGCCAAATCACATCTTTGATGTCAGCCTTGGGAAAAAGATTTTTTATCCGGGGGGCGTGGTATGTCCCGAACAATCACTTCCTGCTGGCTAAAAACGGGCTTGAAAAAATCCGGGAGAACCAGGCCGTTATCGTTGAAGACCTAGTAGCAAATATGCCGGAAATCAAGGAGGAGATGATCGAAAAATATCCCCTCCTCAAGAATGCTGTATGGCCTACTGACAAGCAGATCCAGAATCGATTCAGCGTCAAGTGGGAAGTGTGCGAAATTCATGGTGCCGAAATCAATGAGGCAGATCCTAAGGAGCTGGTTGCGGCCAAGATTGAATTTCAGAAGCAACTTACCGAGAGCTATGAGGAATACAAAGAGCAAATCCTTATGCAGGCAAAAATCGCAATCATTGACGCCTGCCATGGAATTGCTAAGAAGATTGAGGAAGGACAAAAGATCACGGAGCATGCCCTGAAAAAGCCAAAGCGTGTTATCGAGGATTATCAGAATATCGCGGAAATCTTTGACCTGGAAGATGTAAAGGCGGAAGTCAGTAAGCTTCGTGCTGAACTTGAGGCTACGGAGGCACGGGAACTCCGGGATGATTGGGAGTTCGCGCAGGGTTTTGCAGATACAATGCAAGCCATGGCCGAAAACATCGGGGATCTGTCTGGCCTGTCCAGCGATGGGACGGTTAAGAGGGTGGTCAGAAAGGCGGCATAGAAAAGGAGACTCGCATGAAAACAGACGTCGGGAAATGGATAGTGCATAAGAAAAGAAGGTCTCTCCGATATACAGAAACCCGAAAAGATGGGACAGAATTCGGGGATTCCGGCATTGAAATCCTGCAAGAATTGATAAACAAAGATGGGTCTTGCGGGGGATATCATACCATTATTGGGCATGAAAACTGTCAGCCTTGGAATAGAGTCTTAACAGAGGAAAATGCCGAGTTTATCTGTCAGGCGTGCAATGCACACGACGAGCTGATAGAGGCTTGTAAAATAGCAATAGAGCATATGGGGGACATTGACGGTACGTGTGAGATGTGTGGCGGGAATGGGGCCGCGCTTCCCTACCATGATCTTTGCCCCTGCAAAAAGATCAGGGCGGCTCTCTCAAAGGCAGAAGGGGGGACGCCATAATGCAAGTCTCTCCATGCACTAAAGTTGCTTGCGTTGGCCCTGGTTGCAATCCTGCTCATACCCTTGCGCCAAATGCGGCGGATAAACCCACGCGCGTTTTTGTTTTTGTTAATGTGCTGACGTTGATTAACGGTACGCCTGCTGTTGGGTTTTATGATTGGAAGTTATTTCGTAAAGGATGGGGTTGTCCTGAAAAAGAGGAGAGAAAATTAATCACGGCTATTTCCAAACGGGCAGTTAAGTTATGGCCTGAAGCTGATTTGATAAATGTAAACATGGACGTAACGGCAATACGCCTGAACGGGTGCCCTTTGGATCTCCAAAAGCTTTTAGATGCCGACAACTTTAACTTTGAGCACGATATGAACGGAATTGCAAACTGTATCGATAGGAAAACGAGCGAACTTAAAAACTGTTTTCTGCCTCGATGTTCCAAGCCGGAAGGGGGGCTTATGATGGTTGATATTAATTTGCATAACGAAAATGTCAGAATAGCAAGGGTAGCTACATATCTGAAAAAAAGATGGTGGAATAAACATAAAGATGGCGCTTTTATAAACCCGACCTGTGTGGACAAAATAGGATGGGACGGCATACATTCGATAGAATTTCCTGATGTCAGAAATGTTCTTGCCATCCACAAGGCCATACAGAAGCGGAAAATCCAGGACAAACCCTGCAATGGCGTAACGGGGGCTTGTGATGAGCATTGATAGCAAATACACCTTGATGGAATTGGGTAAGCTTGTTGGGGGCACAATAACGGGCCTCGTGAAGGCACCTGTAAATGATTTCGGCGAGATAGATTGTGGCTTTAAAGTCAAGCTGCCCGATAGAAAAGAAAAAGTTGTGTGGATATTGAGAGACCAAGAGGGCAATGGGCCCGGAACAGTCCAGGTCACAGAAGCTATTCATTTGGAGGCTATAACTGATGAACAGTAAAATCAATTCCGATCTTAAAGCAACAGACTACGCCACACTTCAAGAGCAAAAACGTAGCCTCATGGAATGCGCTGACAGGTTCCCTATACTGCATGGCCTGATCTTCTTGATTGATGAGATACAGGGCGATGCGATTGCTTGCGGGCATTCTGAAAAGGAAGTGTTTGGGAGGGATAATAATGGAAACATATCCTAATCCATGCTGTCGGTGCGGGTTTTGCTGTCTTACGGAAACATGCCCGGTTGGTATGAGTTATTTTGAGATATCAAAAGCTGACCCCTGCCTGGCTTTATTCTTTGATGGTGATGAAGCCACATGCACGCTTGTCGCATCTTTTAAGTATGATCCTTTTGATAGGGGAAAGCTCCTGGCTCCGGATCTACGAAGAAAGCTTTTTGGTATCGGCACCGGCTGCTGCATAAAAGCCCGGGCCTTCAAGGACGGAAAAGAATACGACTTTGCGTCTCTTTCCCCTGAGCTAAAGAGAAAGGCCGCGGCGGGGCTTAGGGCAAGAAAAGAAAAAACGCATATGATGAGGGTGACTTCCTGCTCTAACAAGAGGTTGTAATATGGTAACATGGAATGACAAAGATTCTGACCCGAAGGCGGACATCCTGCGCATGAAAAAAATCATGGAAGAAGATACCGGGATCTATAAATGCGGGGCTTGTGGGGAAACTTTGCCTAAACACACGAAAAACTGTCCGGTCAAAATACAGCAAGAACGCATGGAAAAGCTTTATGCCGAAGGAAAGATAAACCCATTCGTTTATGAGGAGTAAAGAACCATGGATGAACCACTGATCCTCTGCCCTATCAAAGAAACGATGGTCTATCCATCAACCTGCAAAAAATGTACTTACACTGACGAACAATGCGAGGCCGCAAGGACAGCACTGAAAGAACAATCGAGGCACTGTCTTGACTGCAAGCATTACGGGAAAGTGCAGCCGTGCAAAACGTGCATGAATGCAGATCCTCGGGAAAGACTTTTTTGGGAACCAAAGGCCCCCGTTCCTGAAGGCACCATGGAAACCCACCGGGCAATCAAAGGAGATGCGAAAAAGGCCAGGGCGAAAAGCCCTACACAATTTAGCTTATTTGAATAGGAGGAAACGCAATGCCACATCCTGTATCGGGCGTCATGGAAAAGGCTTTTACAATTGTCAACATGTTGCAGGGGCGGAAATCAATAACGGCATATGATGTAATGGATGAATGCGCGATCAGCCGAAGCACCGCCCATAAATATCTGACCGCCGCGACACTCGTTATGCCTGTAATCGTGCTCAATGAGGAGCGGGCAATTAGAAAACATGAACGCTTTCAGTATGCTTTGCTGAGAGATTAAATCTGTAATGGAAGGAGAACGTGATGAAACGATTATGCCCTAAGTGTGGTTGCAAAGAATTCGAGGTCCTGTGTGATGCACATGACCAATGCAAGTACCTGTCCGTAATTGATGATGATGGAAGTATTAGCACAATCCAATCGCTCAAAGACTATTGCGGAGGAACAGACTGGCACGGAAACGCAAGATGTGCTGAATGCGGATGCAATATCAATGTCGAAACCGGGGAAGAGGTGGAGGCAGTGGTTGAGATCCTACCCTATTCCGTGATCCTGCTTTACCCTCCAGGGGAATGGCCTATCGAAAGTCCCGAAATCTATTTTGAGCATACCATGGCTAAGGATGCTGGCGAAGCCATAGAAAATGTCCAGAAAAAGGCTTCCAATGCAAACCATGGCAACATTGACCCTGAAGAATTTAAGGTTATCGCAGTTTTCCAGGGGCATCAACCCAATTACCTATTAAGGGGGCTTCACAATGACCATGCTGAAGAACAAAACCTTTTACCCAACTCCTCCGGACCTGGCAACCCGGATGGTTGCCAAGATTGACCTTGAAGATAAGGATGTTTCCATTTACGATATGACGATATTGGAACCGTCCGCTGGGAAGGGAGATCTTATTGAGGCACTAAATAAGGGTCGATATGATGGTTTTTCCGGCAATGGCACCTTCCGGAACATCTCTGCTATCGAAATTGATCCCGACCTTCGCGCCACCCTTCGCGGGAAAGGTGTCAAGGTTATCGACTCTGATTTTCTGGCCTATTCGGGGCCGGACAAGTTCGATCTTATCATTGCAAATCCCCCGTTCGATGCAGGGCATAAGCATCTCCTGAAAGCAATTGAAATCCTTTACCGCGGGCAGATCATTTTTCTGCTGAATGCTGAGACCCTCCGAAACCCATATACAAATACCAGAAAAGAGCTTGTGCAAAAGCTGGAGGAGCTTGGCGCTGAGATTGAGTATATCCCAGGGGCATTCAAAGATGCTGAGAGACCGACCGGGGTGGAGGTGGCGCTTGTCAATATAAAAGTCGCGCGTAAAGTGGAGGCTGACCTTTTCGCCGGATGTGACGACAAGGCAGAGGCTCCTGGGGAAAGATTCGAGGAAAAATATGAGGTTTCCACCGGCCGGAAAGTCGAAGAAATGGTTGCAGAATATAATGAGGTCGTGCGGATCGGCACGGAAACCATTGTCGGATACTTCCGGAATTACCGGAAGATCGGTCAATGGATTGGCCTTAATCAAGAAGCAGACAAATATGCATCATCTGGCACGGACCTCACAGCAAGGATGCAATATCATTCAAATGCTATGCTGAAAGCCGTCCGTAAAACCTTCTGGCGAAAATGTCTTGAGCTACCAGAGGTTACAAAACGGATGACCACATCGAAACAAAAAGAGTTTGACCACAAGGTAGCGCATCAATCCGCTATGGACTTCACAGAGAATAACATTCGGACATTCATATTAAATCTAATCGGTAGCTATGAACAAACGTTGATGGAGGCGGTGCTTGAAATTTTCAAGGTATTCACAGAAAAACACGCCTGGGACCCGGATAAACCTGATGAGCAGAATATCCATTACTACAACGGGTGGAGAACGAATAAAGCATTTAAAGTAAACAAGAAAGTAATTATTCCAATTCATGCGGGATATTGGGGACCTTTCATGGACTCCTTCAATGAAGGGTGGAAATTGGCTTGGGATGCAGTCCCCCTGCTCAATGACATTGACAAAGTTATGAACTATTTCGATGGGATGAACGGGTACTATTCCATAGCCGAGGCCATTACCCATGCCTTTGAACAGGGTGAGGGCAACACCGGGATTGAGAGCACCTACTTCAAGATGGACTGCTACAAGAAGGGGACCATCCACTTCACCTTCAACGATGAGAATATTCTAAGACGCTTCAATGTGGCCGCTTGCGTCGGGAAAAATTGGCTTCCATGCGATTATGGGCAAACGCCCTATCATGATCTTCCCATGGAAGAACAGGCTGTGGTCGAGTCTTTTGAGGGCCAAAAGTCTTATAACGCAAACCTGAGACAGCCTTTATTCGGAAAAACAACAACGGTACCGCTGATTGAGGAATATATGGCCGGAACCGACGCGCCAGAACCAGAAGAGGAAAAGATGTCCCAACAAGAACTTTTTTGAAAGAGCCTGCCAAAACCGATGTGTCGTATCGGAAGAAACTATATCAAACTTTTTTAAGGCTGTGGTTGTATTTTTGCGTGCCTGATGTGTAATAGGGTGGGGGGATGAAAAATCATTAGATTTTTACCAACTTTTTTGTTTATAAACGTAAGATAAGGAGAAGATAGATGAAATTATGCACTTGTGACCACAATGGAAACCCTGAAAAAGTTGATGTCGTTAGGATCGAGCGTCATCCCAAGGGCATGAAAAAAGGGTTCTGCATTCTCCACTTAAAGTATGGGCATATCGTATGCTTCCACTACAAAGACATTAGGAAAAACGTTGAACTTTAAACATGGGGGTGTGAACTACCCACGACTAAAGTGCGTGGGCTTCGAGGGTCATAGACTCTGATTACTAACAGACGCCTTACCTCTTTTTTGCTTAGCGTAGGTTTCAGTCCCTGAACCCGACAAGGGAACCTCTCCCGCTTGGGATATACCCAAGCACAGATTAGGGAGATCGAAAGGGCGTATGACGCGGAGCAAATTGCGGCCAGGAATGAATACGCCCGCAAATACGAGATGAAGAGAAAATGGTAAATAATTAGCGCACCGGCGCAACCGGGGAACTCGAATCACAGCCGGCTAACACCGGTAAAAAAAGGAGGAAAAATTATGGCATGGACAGAAACAAAATGGGCATGTGGACATGTAGGGTCAATGCAGTTATACGGCAAACAAAGCGGGAGGGATGCTCAGGTAGCCCGCGCCGCCGGGATGGACTGCATGGCTTGCTGGTTGGTCGAGCAGTGGGAGAAATCGGGCGATCCCAGGGCACAGAGGGAAGACCGCTACAAATTAGCCGCGGATATCGCGGAAAATAAAGGGAAGCGGATTGCCGTGCCAGATAGTGTGCCGGTCAAAACAACCGAAAATCCGCTCGCCAGTTTTTCGACCGATGATTTACTGGTGGAAATCGCAAATCGAGGGGTCAAAGGGGTCAAAATAGTCTAAGCCAGTCCGGAAGGGCGAAGGAGAGGGAAATGAAAACATACCAATTCTTTCACGAGGTTGAGGGGGAGAAAATCCTCTTCAACCTACCAAAAAACAGAGGTTGGGCGGAGGCGGATAAAGACCCCGCCCTAACTATCGAGATCCAAGACGGGGATGATGATTTCATCATCCTGTCGAATGGCGAGCAAGTAGAGGTCGCCAACATTATCAGTTAGTGTACCGGCGCATCCCGGGAACTCGAATCACAGTCCGGAAGGGCGAAGGAGTGAAACTATGGAAATTAAGTTCAACGGAACAGACTACATGTTGACGACTGAGCACCCGCTTAGTAGCTATGGGCTGGGTATTTTAACCGGTCCAACCGGCGATTACATGCCATCGGACGCATTACCTGCATCCAAAGAGGCATGCGAAGTTTTTGGCGATGACCTGCCGCCGATGCTGGCAGGTGAGTTTGTTGTAGCCTGGGCAAGTAAAAAAATAATGTCTGACGCTGAGATAGATTTTATCAGACTGTATTTGTCTCAAGATCCGCAAAGACGGTTTACTTTGCCATATGACTTGGAGTTGCGCAGAAAACAATGCGAAAACCAGCTTGATATAGAGATGGGCGATACAAGTCAAGGGGCACATTGGTGCTACTGGGCACTGAGTGCCGCAAAGGTCTCCGTGATGCTTTACGAGATTACTGGCGGTAGATTTGTTTTTGACAGTGGGGAGGTTAGGAGGACACGAGATTAACACTGTTACCCCGCCACGGCGGGAAGGGAGGGGGGAAAGATGGAACGTTACAGAAATGCAATTGAAAGAATAATGAAAAAATATAACAAAAGCTGGCTCTTTGTTGGACAGGATTTGTTAGATAGCCTTACCTATCTGACCGAAAATCCACCAACACACACCAGAAATTCTTTTCGAGGATTTTTCCGACGCCCCATTTGCCATGCATCTCACTATCGAACAATGCGACATGCTACCGGATGGTGTAGGTGACTGGACTTTCGCCGTCTGGACGCAAGCTGGCCTTCAATTTACCCGGGCTCTAAAATACAGGCGGGTTGCCAAAATCCCTTGCCTGAAAGCATGGGAAAAAAATAAATAATAATAATAATAATAAGGAGGTCCAAATGCCCAATGAAAAAGTAACAAAACTCACCCCGAAATACATTGAAGAGGCCAAACAGGTCTTAGCGAATCTGCCCGACGAACAGGTGGGCAGTATCATGAAGTTTATCGCCGGACAATTCGCTAAAGAAATTGAGCAGGGCCTGGACGGGGAGCTTGACTACAAGGACGCCCCATTTTTTGAACTGATCGACCGGATGTACGACGAGGCCCAGCCCAAGGGGTGCTATTTCTGTGACCGGTCCATTGATGGTAATGCGGAACCCTTTGACTATCCGAACAAAACCAAAATTTGCATGTCCTGCATGGCCAAGGTGGCCAACCTGCTTGTGGCCTTCGGGATCGATCCCAACTGCATCTTTCCCGGGATAGGTGATAGGAAGAAAGTGCAGGGGGTTATTTTCGAGATTTATGAGAATGTTCAGGAGGATTTAGCTCAATCCAGAAAGGCGGTGAAGCACTGAATGAGTAAGCTCGCTGATCAATTTGAGGGGCTGCGGTTTAATAAAAAAACCTGGTGGTCTGGGAACTGGAAGACGTATCCTTACGCTACCAGTGTCTTGAAGAACCACCCTTAAAGAGAGAAGAAGAGATGGCTTTAACAGAATCGGGCCTGCAGTGGATAGCTTATGTCCCCTACGGGTTTAATTCTCTTTGGAAAAAGCTACAAGGTCAATTGAATGCAAAAGGCTATAAAAGTCGTAGTGGGAAGGCATATTTTATTGAGAAAGGAGCGTAGCATGAACACAATCCAGAAGTACCTGGAATCGCCCGAGGTAAAGGGCTTGGCAAAGGCGACACGGGAGCTTTACAGGCATGCTTTAAATCACTGCAAAACATTTATCGAAATAAACAGAACCCAAAGTGTTCCAATTACCACAGAAAACCCCCTGCTGGTATTATCCGAAGAATTTAAGGCATTTTCCCATTATCTTGAGCAACAAAAATTATCGGAAAAATCCATCCAACAATATCTCACCTGCACCAAGATTTTTCTTAAATGGGCTGGTCACCCTGTAGATTTCACCTACAAAATATCTAATAAGGCCCGGCAGGAGAATAAAAAGAAACACCTGGACCGGTGGTTTACAGAAGATGAAATCGAAAAATGTCTGGAATACCGGTTCGCCAATGTGAATGGTGATAGCCTCAAATACAAGGTAATCGTTCGTCTCCTGATCGAGACCGGTGCCAGGGTAGGGGAGATCTCAGACATTCAGCCGGAGGACATCCACTTGAAAGAAAAACATGTTTTTATCCAGGGGAAAACCGAGCCAAGGCCTGTCTTTTTCTCAGAAAAAACACGGGAGTTACTTAAACAGATTTCAGGCAGGCTTTCGGATACCCTATTCAATCACCATAACCGCCTTTTCCCCGATGTCTCCAGGATTAAGGCCACGATCACCCAAATGCTCAAAGACCTAGGCCTCAAAAACGGAAAGGATGGTCGAGGCCCGCATACCTTCCGACATTACACCGCGACATATCTGTTTTATGAGGGCAACATGCGCATCGAAGATCTGGCTTTCCTCCTGGGGGACAAGGTGGAAACCATACGAGAAAGATACCTGCATCCCACCCCTCAGATGCTCAGGAAAAGGGTGGCGGCCGCGATGGGGTGGGATTAGGATACCCTGAAAATTATAATTAATAAGGAGGATTATTATGAGAGAAAAAGATAGACTTGTTGTGGGATGGTTGAGATTTTTAGCATGGTTTTTACTGCTCTGCGAAGGCATAACCGGGATCTCATTGGGGGTTAAAATTGCGAATTACAAATATGGCTTTATCCTAAATAAAGGGGAAATATTTGTTTATGTGGCATCTGGTATCCTTGTCGGACTTTGCACATGGGCAATTTTTTATGGTTTTGCATCGATTGTGGATAATGTTTCAATATTGAGGTGGGGAAAAGATGTAGACGAAGAGGCTGACTCAAAAACACCAGAAACACCAGAAAAACCCGCAACTATCTATTAAGGAGAATGCCCCATGAAAGGTCTAACAGAACAAGCCATGACATCATGTGTCTGATGCGGTAAACCCTGCCTGCCGGGGGAAAATACAAACCCAGAGGCAAGGCCCTTTCGGAGAGCGCAAAAAGGTTTATGTGAAAATTGTGCAGTGACTCAATTTTTACTTTGTGATGACCTTGAAGCCCTGCGAATTGGATTACTGAGAAACGGTATCGAAGTTTTGAGAGTCCCGGAGATACAAAAACAATTTGCTGAAATATTAAAAGTCGGAAGATTAGAATTATCTGCTGACGAAATCAATTGGGACACGGTAATTGATCAATGGAAGTTACCATGGCCGAAAGGGTATAAACCGTGAAGGAAATATTTCGATGTAAACCAGCAAATCTTGATGATGAAAAATATCGTGGTGCTTCTATGGGCATATTTGATGTGCCCACAGAAGCATATAGAATTTTAGGTGATATAAACTATGGCGAAGCCTTTGCATATCTCTTCCGGCGCTTCGGATATCCCGAGTACGGATGGGATGATTACAAGCAACTGGTGCGCTATCACATAACAACGCCTATGGATGGTGTCATCTTGACGGTAGCCCCTGGCACATCCACTAAAACATCATTCGGATATATGCTTCGCAATAACATTGAGAAAAAATGTCTTTTTGAACAATTCCGGCCTCTATATTACTGGAAAAAGAAATTTAAACAGTGGGCGGCTGAACAATATCGCGTCATACCGTTTGACATGTTTTATGTCGGCACAACAAACAGAGAAATTAATGCCGCGGCTTCTGCCTGGATGGGGGTGAATCATCATGTCAATGGAAAGCCAACGAAAGAAGAAGTTGAATCTTTTTACGAATACAAGCGGATGCAATGTGACAAGTTGAGAGCGGAATATTCGAGAATAGAAGGGCACTATCGAAGGTTGGATTTGTGGAAATGGAGATCTTTACCTAAAGAGTACATAAGCAGGCAAACAATGGAAGCGATATGTGTGGCCATTGAAAACCTGCTCATACCTGTCAATATCCGGGATTGGTATATCAACATAAAGGGCAGGGTAAAAGATGCCGATATGAATTTAATTCCAGATCCGGAGTTCCCCGACGAGGCTATTCCGGATACCGTCCCATATTCGGAAATGGCTGGCATGGGCTACAAATATGCGGCAAAAAAATTCTAAGAAATAATTATAACGATTTAGCATGAGCGGCGCAGCTTTTGGCGTCCGCTCTATGCGCTGGTTAGCCCAACCCATTGATTTGCCTACCAAAAGTGGTCGGATAAAAACATTATTAGTCCCAGGCTTCCACCATAAGACCGAATTAGTCGCATCCCTTTTTTTCTCATCCATACATCCTCACCAAATTCCTATCCCTCGATGCCCAGTAAACCCCTATCGAATCTGCAACATGCTCGAATTTTCCAGCCGGATATTTCCCGCCCAATGCATCATAGGTCACCTGTTTAGTGGTCTTTCCCGCCCGCTTCCCTTTCTTGATCTTTATCACCTTCTCTTTTCTATTCCAACCGTAAAATTCCGCGACCTTATCCATAATCTCCGGTTTTGTGGCATTCTTTTTCCCGGCCACCGCTATTTTAACATCGTTCTGGCTGACCCACTCTGCCGGCAGCTCCAATATCCTGCATGTCGTTACAACCAGGCCCCCTGCCCAGCCCAACAGGTTCGCCGCCCTCGCATTTTGGGATCCAGAAGGAAGCTCCCCGATAACTCCCTGTGCCTTATGCTTAAAGATCAGGTTTATGAGGTGCCCCACCATGGCCGCGCACCGGTCCGCCCGTTCATCTGATACCCTAACATTTTTTTTGCCGGATTTCGGCACATGGATCATGCCTAAGGCAACCGGATGTTTATCGTGGAACATTGAATAGCCAATGTGCTCAAATGCAATATCAAGGCAGAGAATCATGTCACACCTTACCGATCCTTATTTTTTTTAAAAAACCCCGCCCCTTACAAGTAGGACAGATAATTGATATTTCGCATTTCATTTGCATTAGCTTGTTATCTTTCATTATTATCCTCCTACACGATTTTAGCTGACCTGCGGCGGCTTTTTGCCGTCAGAGTCCAGCGTCTTGTTATATTGCATAATGTCAATATCGCTATCAACTTCATTGCCCCAAAAATCCCATCCGTCTAAAGCAGGATCTTGTATAATCTCTTTTTTTATTCTTGCATACATTTCAAGTTTAGTGGCATTGGGATATAATCGATTAATTATTTGTCGTGCTATTAAAGGTTTTTGGCTATGTTTTTTAACCTGTTCTGTAAAAACAGTATGAATTTTGCCTCTTTCAGCTTTTGCGATCGGTAGCAATTTCCCTGAATACATATATAATAGATATTCATGCCCATATCTAACAGTAAAAGCCGCTGGAATACCAGTTACTTTGTTCCATATCATTCTTGCATGTAGTTTATAGCCAAGGCTTTTAGCAAGCTGCTCTGCTTCAAACAAGTATTTGTCTATAGTCCATAAAAATAATATGCTGTTTGTCTCAGTCTTTACGCTGGAAAGATGAAATTTTATCTCTTCAAGAGATATGACTTGATAGTCTAATTTTTCGCCTGAAGACAATGGCCTTGCATTTTTTTTGCCGCCTTTTGATTGTCGCCAAGGAGGATCTGCATAAATTATTTGATACTTTTTCATATGACCTCAAGCATTATAACGTCTAAGCTGAGCGGCGCAGCTTTTTGCGTTCGCTCCAGTGTATGGTTATATTGCGTTTTTGCTAAAAGCGGGATCACCCCTGTTCCAGTGCCTTAATTCGCTTCTGTAACTACATGTTTTCAGCTTCGAGATTATTTATTTTGCCTTTGGGGCACCAGATAGGAATACCTTGCCCATCATCTACGAAACATGGGTCTCCTGGTCGGTCAGGGTGGAGGCATTCTACACTTTCATATCCATTAGAGTCATAATGACAAATTGCAGTATTACACTCTAAACAGTTCCGTGGGTCCATAGTCTCTCCAACGTTCTAATCAGCGGTGTGGTTTTTTGCATCCGCTCAGCTTAACCCTCATGTAACCCCTTCAGTTTGCCATAAAGTTCCCTTGTTGCTCGGATATCCTCCATCGCATCATGGGCCTTTTCCCCAAGTCCAACCCCCATCTGTTCGCAGACCTTCGCCAACCTAAAGCTCTTCATGGGCTTTACCACGCCCAAAAGCACCCCCTCCGCCACAAATGATATGACATCCATTGGAAGAGAATAAAAATAACTCCCAAAATAATCATCTCCGCTTTTTCCGAAAAAGGCCCTAAGAAAATCCATGTCGAACCTGGCCCCATAACCCGCGAATATGAATTTATCGAGCGGGTTATACCTATCCACATATTTTTCAAGCATCTTTACAATTTTTATATGAGTAATAATTGGCGCAGGGAAACGATCGACCTCCTCCCGGGTAAAACCATTTACCTCCAAGGCCTCATCTTCAACAATATCTCCTTCAAACGGGGCAGAGTAAAAAATTTCGGATTCGGCTTTCTCCTGATCTATAAAAACTTCAATAGCTGTTTGGAGTAAAGCGTGTTTATTAGAATCTACCCCGCCTGTTTCCGTATCAATCCATGCAATTTTACTTTTCATTAAGCGCCCACCTCCTATCTTATACTGCTCACTTTTTTTAATAATTTCATCCTTTTAGCGCCCCCGACCATCACGGTATCAGGAATAAAGTCTTTGTAATTCCGGCCTAAATTTTCCCTCTCGGTCTGACCTATCAGCCTTTTGGGGTGCTTATCTTTTTTTGCCATAACGGGGTATAACGCAATAAAATCTTTCCTTGTCCATTTCCAATCATATTCTGACACATTTCCCAGGACTTCCCACCCTCCAAGTGCCTCTATGGTGCTATGAATAACCGGGTCGTCAAACTGCACTGAGGCCAGGGGCCCGATACGTCTAACAGCCCTATCCACTTCCAGCCAAGCTAAAGTTGCTTGATCTTCTTCCGAACCCTTTAATATCTCAAGAAACTCTGACGGTTTAGGCCAAAACTTAGATGTAGAGATTATCTGGTTAAATACTTTTTCACATTCTGAATCAGAGAAAGGTAATAAACTTTTCCAATAAATTTTACTGAGTATAGGGGTTATTTCCTTGTCATATAATTCCCCCAATCCGGCCATGAATTCCTTAAACTTGGTCCTGTTTTTCATTTTCTATTTCCTCCCTTTCCCATATATTTAATGCCTCAATATTTTTAATGCTTTTATCCGATACCCTGCCTTGCATGGGGTGTCCTCTTTCCTGTAAGTAGGATTCAAATTTTGTTCCGAATAGAGTTTGAGGCCGGAGATAATCAATCATTTTTGGGTCCGTCAGCCATTTGGCAGTTTTATTGTCTATGACTTTTTTAAAATCCTCTAATGTGAACCCACTGTTCCATCGGGCTTTAATTAGAGCTTTTGTTTCTTTAGAATTAACCCGAAATTTTTTCCCGGTTTTTTCGTTCAGGTGTTCAATAATTTTTTGGTAAGGCGGAAGATTGTTTCCGTGGGGGGATATAGGGGGGGTATTTGTAGTTAGTCTTTCTTCTTCTTCTACTTCTTTCTTCTTACTTCTATGGGACGAAGTAACTTCGTTTTCACTTTGAAGTAACTTCGAAGTATCTTTCAATAGTTTTTGTGTGTGATTATCGCATAACTCCGCCAATCTATTACATTTTATATGAATACTATTTCCCTCAACTGTGGCAAAAAAGCTGACATTTTTTTTCTGATTTATTTTTGCTTTTTGATCAAAAAACGACAGAATTTTGACAATTTTCTGCCGAGAAAGTTGCAGATTTTGCTTAACTTTTGCCATTCTTAAAGTCTTTTCTCCGGGGTGATATATGTCAAATTCATCAGAAATCAACTCTAAAATACCAAAGAAAACAAGGTATCCATCCCCCCCGAATCGTTCAATGGCTTCAGCAATAATGCTATTATTTAGGGAACCAGCAAGATGTTTGTACCATTTCATTTTTTTCCCCCAAAAAAAACCCCATTTACATATTCCCCACAATCACAAACACATTCCCAAAAATAACCATTCCGATTTTCACGATCATATGCCAAGGAAGCCCACTGATTCATCTGTGGGTAGTTGACTTCCATCTCCAATCTTCCAAATCCTTTTTGATGTAATACGATTTACCCTTCAGAATCTCTTCGGCTTCCTGCAGGAATAGTCCCCAATTAATCTGTTTCTCGATCTTCGGCATATGGTTAATCTTTCCTATTTTCCAGTGATCAACGATATCTGGCAATTCTGGGGGTTTCCCTGATAACAGCGAAATACAATCCAGCGCTTCGGAGAAATGAAGTACCGGCTCAACTGATACCCACGTCTTAATCCCCATAAGTTTCGCCCGCCTAATAGCCGCACATCTCATAAAGCAATTTGCGGAGGGTCCAGGCTCCCATAAACGCAACTCATCATCATTTACGAACGATAATGACGTCCCAAACCACCACCCGTTTCGTGCCAGGATGTCGAAGTCCCGACCTGCCCGCATTCCCCCTTTGGTCAGGACCGTCACATTCATATGATATTTTTCGAGGATAAGAAGCGCTTCCCGCGTGATATCTTCAACCACAGGACTGTCAGGGCTGGGATTCCGATAGTCAAAAAGCCCTCTTGGTTGATAGGGATCACACAAAAAGCATAGAAGGATCTGCCGGGGATCCCCCTCCATTTTCTTACAATCACTTTCGAGTTTTTTGAGGATGTCTTTTCTTGGCTGGACGTTGGAATGAAATTCGCCTGGTTTTTTTCGGAGTGTTGCGGGTCCGTAGCAATAAAGGCACCCGTGCGTACATCCCGTATAAAGATTTACAGCTAAGGGACTATACTCAAGCGCCCTCCCCTTGGGCTCATAGATAACCTGCATAAGCCGATCCTCCTATCGACAAGTTTTGAGGCGAGGGAGAAACGACTTATTCTCTTGTCCCGGATTTTGACCCGAGTTTAACCCTAAAAATCGCCCTGTTTCGCAAGAAAACAGGGACTCCCCCAAGTGAGGCAAGTCCCTGTTTTTGCTGGTATGGTGGGCGGTGAGGGATTTGAACCCTCGGCTTCCACCGTGTGAGGATGGCACTCTCACGTTACCCGAATTACCAAAGCCATTTCAAGGACTTACCCGTATAACTTTATCCTTTAACCCGTTTTTAACCCTACCTCCGCTCCGACAATACGTGTACTTTCTTCGCCATTCTTTTCCTCCTGAAAGTTTCTCCTCCCCCCCCCCCCCCC